AACCGATCTTAACTCCAAACTCGGACATCAGATGAACGTACTGGTCTGCTACATCGTGATCACAGATCACAATGTCATCGCCCAGCACTGCATACCACGTGAACCAAGATCTATGTCCCACTCGCCAGGCGGCGAATTGGACTATAGCATGATGGGTCCACGCGAGCATTCCCCAAGAGGAATAAGCCCCCATTGGCTGGCCTACGCTGTATCTGACAAAGGCAGAGCCTTTGCCAAAAGTGGTAGCGAACTCTTTTGGAGTTCGATAATCACGTTCAGTTAGTAGAGCCGACCAAGTGTTGGCAAACGACTCAAGGGTAAACGCTCCGAGGACAAGCACCTGTAACGTAATGGGTAATCTATCGGTCGCCGCACTAAGGTCGTAAGACCAAAAGTGCGTTCGCCCTGCCTTTGAGGCACGATCGAGCAAGGCCTTCACAGGCTTGGCTTGATCGAAAGTACCATCTTGAGGTATTAAGCCCAAGACTTTATCAAAGATAAAGCGGTGCAAAGGATAGAGTAACCATTGCGTCCAGATGTCCACCATTGCGACAATCCGTTTCTTGCCGGGTTCTTCCACTATTGAAAGCTTACCAACATCGAATTGCTCCTGACCTCCACACCACTCTGAACTAGGATCGAACTGGGGGTTCAATCCGAGAGCAGTTTGGGTAGAGTGAGATGACTTCGACCAGTTCTTGGACGTAGTAACTACATCCTCGAACCAGGGAAGCCATGTCAAATCAGAGGCACCGATGAAGGCCCGCATGTGAGTAATTAGCCCGAAGAGAGCTGGCCGCGAATGAATCGCGATCATATCAATCCAGGCGTTACCCACCGCGAGTACCTTTGAATAGTAGGAATTAGGACCGGACGTGAACATCCACTTCCAAACGGGAGTGAAGTCCACTAACCGGATCGCACCTCTCATACCTTTCGGGTCGCCCCAAAAGGCTGAGTCCTCACGATCACGAACTCCTAGATAAGGAACTATCCCAAACCGTCTCGACCACTTAACGAAAGTTTGTAAAAACTCTCGGAAAGCGGCAAAGAGGGTAGGGTTAATAACCTTTCCAGGATCCGTGACCGTAGATAGTGATAACTTTCCACGATAGTCAACTACTCGATAAAGAGTTAGAAGACCAAGGTAGAAAGAAATCACGGTACGATCTCCTTGAAGGAGCCGCTTACGATGTAAGACGGGTATCCAACGAGGAATCCCCCGACCAGTTACAGATACCGCAACGCCAGCATCCCTAGGGTTTTCGAGCTTACTTCCGGCTAAAACACGCTGAATTAACAGCATGTTCGCCTTTAGAAAGACCGCTAACCCTTTGGAACCTTGGTTATGCTTAATCCTCATCACTAACCTAGTGAAATGGAACACAGCCTTAACCCAACCACGGGATTGTCCACCAATCATCATCGGAACGGCTCGGATGAGTCGCTCCGATAATGATGAAAAGCTTTTTACAGCTTTTTGCCAAATAGCTGACGCCGTCTTTAGCTGTAAAGCTAATTTCAGTGTCATGTTAAGTTATGTAATATAACCTAGCATCCCGTTAGGGAGCTATACTTCGGTTTCTATTCACCCCCTTAAGGGTGAACAGGCCGCAGGCAGGCGATGAAGCCCAGGTGGTTAACCTCCATGGTTGCTCATTGCAACGTCACTTCCGTTCTAAAGCCCCCCTGCCCGAGATTTGACTCTCAGACAGGATTTTACAGGTAGTTCTCTACCCAACTCCAAAACTTGGTGTGCTCAATGAGTACCATGTTACATCACTCGGTATTATCCGAGGTGTGGTAATGTGCTATCAAGTCCCTTGCTGTTGACATTAATTTGGGAATTTCACCCGCAGTAATCCTGTCCTGGGAAGCATTCTTGATATCTACTAATTAGGTAGAGTTAGGGAGAGGGGTCTGGTCTCCTTGGACACATTCCACTAGATGCATCATCTAGCCCTTTAGGGAGGGACCAGCTTCGATACCTGTCGCTTAAGACACAACTTGCGTTATGAATCAAACTAAGATTATCGTGACCGGCCCTGGTAACAGGACTTTGTCACCGGACCCTCTTTCGAG